GTTATCCATTCCTGGGGGCCCTTTGGACCACCCCCGCCAAATGTGTTTTTGAACCAAGTACCAAACTCAATAGCTATTTGTGCGGGACTTTTGTTTAAAATTTTTGCTAAATCATAAACGGTTTCGTCTTCACCAAAAACGGTGCCTATACTAAAATCATCTTCAAAGGGGTTTGACATACTATCCACCGCCTCCGCCAGTTAGCCATGGTGGTAATCTTCTTTTACCTAACGGGTTGTTCTTAAGAAACTTTTCTACCTCTTCCGCCAAGGCTCTTGGTGAAGGGGCTCCTGCAAACGTTCCGGTTTCTTGAAAATAAGGCATAATTTCTTCCAAAAAGTTTTTAGGCATTCCATAACTGGTTGCAGCGCTTGGCATTGCGTCTACTCCAGCAGCCCTTAACTCTTCTCGAGTGCCGTACTCACTGCCCATACCAAAGTTTTTATTGTACCTATAAAGTCTGTATTCTTCCGGTGTTCCGTAAATTTCTTTCATTTCCGCTGCTTTAGCTGTTGCGTCTTCTAGGGACATGCCTTGATCTATATATGTTTGAGGGCTGGTTAGACGAGCAATTTCTTTCATGTCTTGCCTTGTTTGTCTTTCTTCTTGCCTTCGTGCTCTTTGCATTTGTCCATAACCGCCGCCTGCGCCTTTACCACCACCTTTACCACCGGGGAACCTACCGACTCCCGAGTGCATTCTTTGAAGCGCCATCGCTGCTGATGGCCCGGTTCCTGCTGCTCTAAACCTTGCTGCAACATTTGCTGCATGGGTTTCTGCGTCTTCAGGAGACATTCCTTGATTGATATATGTTTGTGCGGTGTTGCCGGGAGCATTCATTAAACTGTGAACCATTTGACCGGGAAGACCACCCACTTTAACCGTTGCGTTTCCTATGTTTACAGGAAAACCAGGCATCATGCCTGCCATAGTGCTAAAAAAATTGCCTATACCGCCCATTCTTCCTTGTTGTCCTGCCACCGGTCCTCCGTTTTTGTAACCTTTGTAGCCCGAAGCGTATGCTGCTTGGGCTTGCTTTTGTGCTCCGGCTTTCGTTGGATAAACCTTTCCAGACTTACCCCACTTGTAGCCTCCGCTTACTTTTCTTATAGGCATTATAGTATTGGGACCGTAGTAGTACCATTTGTTGATACCGTTACATTTCCGAGTTGTCCCGTGGCTTTCACACCTTTTCCGTCTGGTGCGTATAATGTTTGCCACTTATATCCATCAAAAACTTGCAGACTGTCTTCTGTCAAATTCCAGATAATATCTCCACGACTAAACAAGTTTTGGTCGCGAGTAGTATTAGTATACTGATAAGTTGCTGTAGGATCAAAGCCTTGTAGGTTTAATTCTAAGATTCTTACCAGTCTATTAAAAAGTTCAGAGTCAACGTCTCCCATTGCTGTGGGCAAACGTGTATCAAGTAATCGTGCCATTATCTCCTGCCATCCGGTCTGGTGTTTAATCGCATATCTCCAAGTCTCCACCCCACACCAAGCCTTGCTTCAGTGCTTGCGTCGTCATCAGACTCTAGTCTAACCACTGCTTGTCGTGCTCGACCTCTCAAATCTACTTTCTGTGTGCTTTCTGTTACTTGGCTTGTGCTTTTAGTTGTTAAGCTCTCGTTTGGATAATTTCTAGTTTTTAACACAAAATTAACGACTTGATCTGAACCGCCATTACCTAAAAAACGCACATCTGGAATTGCGTTTTGTATTTGTGTGTACGCGTTTCCTATGCCGTCCAATGAAAAATCAGCCGATTCAATGTAAACGTTGTCCATAGGCGTTCCGTCTGCATCGTTTCCAGTCTCGTGTCTGTAGACATAGTTATATGTATCGGTGCCCGTGGCCCTTGGGAAAGGCTGCACGCCTTCGTCTAACCAAGCAAAGCGCGTCATTTGTCCATAGTACCAAACGTTTTCTTGGTAATTAAAAACAACATATCTGTCTATTTCTGTAGAGCTTCCAGAAGGGTAAAACCAACCGACTTCGTTAAACTGTCGATTTAAATAACCAAACACTTTAAACGACTGGTTTTGGTTAAAGTCGTTAAAGATATAGTTGTGCACAGAACAAGGCACTCTTGAAACCGTACCGTTGTAATTATAAAAACCAGAACGATCCATCCAATATACTCCTGCTGGCGTATTAACAGCAGCTTTAGGAGCAACCATACCTACTCCCTGATTAATTAGGTTTACGCCAAAGGTGTAGGGAGGACCAATAAACTGCATACTATATAGTGCATCATCTGTCCAAATCAGTATCTCTTGCCGAGAACGAAGTGCGCCAACAATTTGTGTACCGGCAGACAAACGCAAAGAACCCGCCGTGTTTGTTAAAGTGGGGTTCCATTCATTAATATTTTCTTGGTCTGACCAACAAATAAACATGGGATCAACAACGCTGGTTCTAGCTACCCCTGCATCATCTAATGGGTCTGCGCCTAAACAAATAACATGCCTATCAACGTCGCTAACAATTACTTGCAAAGCGACGGTCGGAGGGAGGTTTGCACCTAAATCCGTTAAACTTTGAGCACGCACACTTGTTCCGTTGTTCTCGGTCCAATAAAAAATACCCCCTGCTCTTGGGTTCATAACCAAGTCTTCACCAAAATTATCGTGCGTCCATATTCTTAGTTGGTTATTAAACGCAAGGGCAGAAGCAGAACCAAACGTACCGTCGCCCCAAGCTCCAGCACCATAACCTGAACCAGAAACATAGTCATCCAATCCCACACTAATTTGATAAGCACCGACAGTGCTTGATCCGCCGTTTCCGGAATCACTTGCGTTTGCTGTTACGGTAGCGCCAGAAGTATCTTTAGCCTCTATTGTGTAGCTGTTAGCATTAACAACAGTTGCGACTTGATACTCTTGATTAAGAACAGCGGCTGTTATATTACCGCCCAAACTAGCAGCACCACTAAATGTTACAAAATCATTTTGGCTTGCGCCATGGGCCGTGTCCGCTACTGTAATCGTAGCGTCCCCATTGCTCGCTGAAAACGTTACGTCCCCCGCCGAAGTCGTGGCTCTTATAGGTGTTATGTCGTAAAAGTTAGTTCCGTCTTTAACATAATATTTTAACGTGGTTCCAAGACTTAAATATTTTGTACCGCCCAAGGAAACCCATGCGTGCAAAGCTCGCCCTGTTCCTAAATATGTGTCTGTTTGTTCTTTTTCCCAGCCGCCTATTTTTTCTGGAAAGCCTTTACGAAAACGTACCAAGTTAGAATCAAACCAACCACCTTGAGCAGAAAACGCAGTTCCTTCCCTGTTTATTCCTGGATTAAGTTTGTATGTAGCGTACGGCATTTTTATATATTATCCTTTATCTCTTAACTAGGCTACCACCAAAATACATACCAATAATGGCGGATACTAAGTTCGTATCCAATTGTGTAATGACCAAGCCCTCAAATGTAACCCACTCAAAAATTTCCCTGCCTTCTCTAAAAAACCAAAAACCTGGATTCCAGTTTGTATAACCTACAGTTACAGATACATCGGGGGCATAGACAGCTACCAATTTTGGCAAAACAATGATTGCAAAAATTGATGTTAGTGCAATAACTCTACGAGTAAAAGTAAAGCCTTTGTCTTGCACGTTTCTTGCAGCTTCAATTGCTTTGAGTTGAAACTCTCCTCTCGTAATAAGTAATTGTTGTTCGTCCGCTTTCGCTTTACGACTTTGTGCCCATATACTTAACAAGCTACTCAACAGAGTAGATCCAAGCATGGTAATTATCTCAAAAGGAAACCCCACTTCATACTTTAGGTTTAGAGCTATT